TATTTAATAATATATATTCTAAAACAACTTAAAGAAACTCAGCACCGCGGCGAAGCCGCATAAAAACGAACGTGGCGCAGCCACATAACACCCGTCGCAGGGGGGCGGAACCCCCACCACATAACCCCCGTCGCAGGGGGGCGGAACCCCCACGGAACCCCCATGGAACCCCCTAACATTCCAATCCTCTTATATCATAACGTGTAGGATTATTAAACATTCTTTGTGATAATTTATGCTTATTTGGGTTAAATGGATCAAATTCAGGATCTTCAAATAACAACTCATGTTCTTGTGCTATCTTTTTTGATACTACAGTAGTATTATATAAATCACTTTTTGTTGATGGTACATAATATGCTTGATCACACTTTTGTAATGCAAAAAATTGATTTCTTAATGTTGATTCCACGTTGATATTTTCTGCAAACCCGTTCCAAGGTGCTTGTGCATTCCCTGGATTAAATACATCCTTTGTTGAATAATGTTTGTAATTATGACAATCTACTCTTGGACTTTTATATTGATCTACTATCGGCATCAAACTATATTTTGTTGATACTGGTCTTATATCATATTGTGGTCTTAATCCTTGTGATGGTATATTTCTCTCATATAATTCCTTATTCATATTATTTAATTTATCATCAGGACAAATATAACAACCATTTACTACACCATACATATCACTCATTAATATATAATTAGGATATTATATTTTAAAAATACCTAAAGCTTATTATTTTTTATATCTTATGTGCGGAATTTTTGCTACAATATTTAATGTTACTCCTATTTCAGAATCAAAACAAATAAATTATTTAACAAACCATTTTAATAAAGGACAATCAAGAGGGCCTGAATATTCTACTATTAAATTTATTCATCCTACTATTGTTTTTGGATTTCATCGATTAGCTATTAATGGTCTTGATTCTAATTCACATCAACCTATTATTATAAATAATGTAGCACTTATTTGTAATGGAGAAATATATAATCATACTCAACTTTCAAAATCATTAAATATTACTTCTACTACTCAATCCGATTGTGAAATCATTATTCATATGTATAAAAAATATGGTATAGAATATACTGTTTCTAATTTAGATGGTGTGTTTTCTTTTGTTTTATATGATATTGGAAACAATATTATATATATAGCAAGAGATCCATTTGGAATAAGACCTTTATTTTATGGTTATGATGACTCTAAAAATTTATATTTTTCATCTGAAATTAAACAAATTAGTGATATTATTAAACAACCTTCACAATTTCCACCAGGACATTTTTCAATTATTCAATCACAAAATATAATTTTTAGCTATCGTTATTTTTCATTACCATCAAGTCTAATTAGTAATCCTTTAAATGTTGATTTTAATGATATTCTTTTAAATATATATGAATCATTATACAATAGTGTCGAAAAACGTGTAAATAATTGTGAGAGAAATATTGCTTGTTTATTATCAGGTGGTTTAGATAGTAGCTTAATATGTGCTCTTGTTGCTAAAATCACTAAAAAACCTATTCAAACATATAGTATTGGTTTACAAGGAGCTGAAGACTTAAAATATGCTAAAATGGTGTCTCAACATATTGGATCTATACATACTGAAATTATTGTGTCTGAACAAGATTTTTTAGATGCTATTCCTACTGTAATTGATAGAATTGAAAGTTATGATACTACTACAGTACGAGCTAGTGTAGGGAATTATTTAGTATCTAAATATATATCAACACATAGTGACGCTAAAGTAATATTTAATGGAGATGGAAGTGATGAGTTAACTGGTGGATATATCTACTTTTTAAACGCACCTTCGTTAATTGATTTTGATTTTGAATGTAAAAGATTATTACAAAATATTCATTATTTTGATGTATTACGAAGTGATAGAACTATTTCTACAAATGGTCTTGAAGCAAGAACCCCATTTTTAGATAAAACATTTGTTTCACATTATTTAAGTATTCCAACATATATTAGAAATCCTAAATCCGATTTTTGGAAGGAAAAAATACAAATCGATGGTACTATAACAAATGATTATATTATGGAAAAACTGTTATTAAGATATAGTATTTATAAAATGGATCCATTATTATTACCACATGATATATTATGGCGAAAAAAAGAGGCTTTTAGTGATGGTGTGAGTAGTAAAAAAAAATCATGGTATGAAATTATTCAAGAAGATGTTTTAAATAAACAAATTAAATATGATGATTCTATTATAATTAATCCAGCAACTACTACAGAACAAAAATATTATAGAAGTATTTTTGAAAAAAAATATCCTAATTTAGGTAATATTATTCCTTATTTTTGGATGCCTAAATGGTGTGATGCAAAGGATTCAAGTGCACGTACATTAAAAATATATGAATAATATATAATATGAAAGAACATTTTGAAACAATATTTAATTTAGTACTTATTGTACTTTATATACTGTATTTTGTTATATTCTTTAAAATAGCACCAAATGCACATAAATATTTGGAAATTACACAAGAAATATTAAAATATTATGTAATTTTCTTTTTATTAATTCGGTTTAACCCCCTTACTAGAACCAAATTTACTGATTTAGATAGAAGAGTTGTATTTTCTGCATCCTTATTTTTATTAACTACTACTACACTTACTAATTATGCAAATCAAACATTAGATTATTTACATCTAAGAATGTTTAAGTTTTAATTTCTTTAATGTTTTTCCTCGTAATGTTTTCTTTTTTTTCATGGTTTTACTATTTAAATCGTTAAAAAACAATTTTAAATGATATAATATTTTCTTGCCTATTATTTTATCTATATTATGTTCTTTTGAACACTTTTTTTCTATTTTAAATTGATATTTATTACTTATATTTATTACAAATTTTTTAAAATCTTCTTTATTTCTTACATATTTTCCTAAACTACTATTTATAAATCTATTTGACATTTCATTATATGATAAATGATGACAATATGGTTTTACATTTATATAATATACATTTTCATCTTCCATTTTTTGATGATATTGATCATCTAAAAAACATATTTCTACATTACTTGGTAATTTAGTACATTTTAAAAAATCTGATACTGATTTTTCATTTGATGTTCTACATAATTCAACTCTATTTTCTCCTATTTTAAATGCAGCTATAATTTGATCAAATAATTTATAATTTATTTTATCATCAAAATAATTTTTTATACCTTCAGCCCATGATTTAGGACCTTGATTATTTGTATAAATCATTACTTTAGAACACTCTTTGTTTAGTTTCTTTTGTTTTAAGTATTTTAATATAGAAAATAATTTTGGTCTTATAAATTCAGGATATAAATCTAGTAGTTCATTAAAATTTATATTTGTAAATTCACTATTAAAATATATATCTAGTGCATCTCCAAATATACCTAATTGTGTATAACTTCCTAATGTTTCATCTAAATCAAATACTACTACTTTTTGTGGTTTCATATATCATATATATTTATAAAAAATCTAACATATATTTATATTAATATCAGTATGGATTTAACTGCCCAAGATTATAAAGATATCGTTGAATTTTACAATATTAAAAAAGATAAAACACAAACTTATAAAGAGCTTGCTGAAAATATTTTAGCAACAAAATTATGCAAATGTATCAAAAAAGTTAAAGCACCACAACGTAATGAAAAAGGAGCTATTGCACTTTGTCGTAAAAGTATTTTTAAAAATAGAAATATAGACTTTTATAAGTTTGAATGTAAAAAAAAATACAAATTAATTTCAAAAAAAAACAACACAAAAAAGGTTCTTAAAAAAACTAAAAAAAAAACTAAATTTAATACATTAAAAAATAAAAAATAAAAAATATAATTAAATTATTAATGACTAAATTAGTTGAGCTTATTACTATTTCACAAAACGTTCCTTATACTGCTCCTAATTCAACGAATATAGAGGAATGGAGTCCTGATGAATTAGTCTTTAATTCTATTTATATAGCATTAAATAATGCTATTCAAGTTAAAGCTGGGTTATATATGGCAGAATCTTTTCCACCACTTAAAATAATCTATAAAAGCATTTTAAATAAATATATTAAATATTTTACTCAATTAAATAATAATAAAGTAGAATCTGTTTTTTCACAAACATAATTTATATTATTATTAGTTTTTATACTCATAATAATATTATAAAATATATAAAAATATGTACCTACATAATATAGTATGAAAAAATCAAATAAAATACATCCTGAAAAACGTGAACCAATAGATTTTTTTTATGAAACAAAATATAAGTCAAATACAGCAAATGGAATAATAGAATTGTATAATAAAGTATACGAACGTATACCTTGTTTAGATTGTAATGAGAAACCTGTTGAAATTAAAAGATGTATAATAGATAATTATAATCCTACTTTTGGAATATTGCGAAAAAAATACTGCTTGAGTTGTTGGTTAAAAAGATTAGCTCTTTAATTAGGAGATACATAATCTAATGCAGATAATAATATTTTTTCTTGATCAGATAGCTTTTGAAATAACATATTTTCATCTAATTTTATTTCAAATATTTTATTATATGAATTTTTGAATAACAAATGGACTCCTTGTTCTTTTATTTTAATATCTAATAATATTGCTCCTTTTGTTAAATATATTTTTTCAGGATTTTTTAAAGGAATCCATCTTAAATAATGGCCATATTGTATTTCATTTAATTCATCTACATATCTATAATCTTTTAATTTTTTATGAAATTCTTTTAATGTCTCTCTAGATAATTGTAATAATTGTAAATTATCATTTTTTATTTGTTTTATTTTTTTTGATGTAAGATTTATCATACTACTATTGTTTTCATTATCCAAGGCTTTTAATAATTTTTCATTTTCCATATTATATTTATTTAATTATTTTTATTTATATTTTATTATTTATTTATGCCATATGTACACTGTACACTTAAAAAAAGGTACTGTAAAAAACGAACTGAAAAAAAGGTACTAAGTATCCTCCGATTAGGCCAAATGAGTATAAAATATATCGATTTCGCTTATAGAGGGGATGTTTACCTACATCTCTAGGCAACTGTTATAGATTTCTATAGATTACATACCTAGATAATGAAGGGGTATACTACATAATTGAAGGTAGCTCTAGTTCAACTAGTATAGAAAAGTGCTCCTAGGTTGTCAAAGTAGAGGGGTGTTTTTTTCATTTCAAAAGTTTTTTTGAGATTTCAATTTTGGACATGCCTTTTTTATGTCCATTTTTCATATATGGAATAAAGTTTGGAAAACAAGTGAAAAATGGGGTTTTTTGCCTTTTTAAGACGATCATCGTCACAAAAGTGAAAAAAGTTAGTAAAAAAGTTGTTACCATGAAAAAAAATTTATCTTTTGGAAAAAGGATTTAGGTATATTATCTATACTTACACTATACTTACGATGTCAGTATTTCTCGCCAAAAAACTCGCCGGAAAATTTTTCTGCAAAAAATGTTCATATTCATGTAGCAAGGAAAGTGACTATAATAAACATTTGTCCACTACAAAACATAAAAATACTTACGCATACTTACAAAATACTGACGCACGGCGAGAAAACTCGCCGAATGCAAAATACGTGTGTGTATGCAACAAAACCTATAAACATCGCCAAAGCTTATGGAATCATCGCAAAATATGCCTTGATTATCAAGAAGCTGTAATGAATGATGATATGGCTATCACCCCTACAACATCTAGTGAAACCGGTCTATCTAGTGATGTAAAGGATGTAATTCTTAACTTGATCAATCAAAACAAAGAATTACAAAAATCTTTAATAGATATTGTTCCACAAATTCAAGGCAATAATATTAATAGTAATAATAATATTCAAAATAATAATCAATTTAATATAACCATGTTTCTAAATGATAAATGTAAAGATGCTATGAATTTAACTGACTTCATAGATTCATTACCTATTACTCCCGAAGTTTTAGATTATACGCGTGTTAACGGATTGACTAAAAGCTTAACACATATGTTTGTTAATGGACTTAATACCATGGATATTTATAAACGTCCGATCCACTGTACAGATCCTAAACGCAAAGTTATGTATGTCAAAGATAATGATGTTTGGGAGAGAGATGATGATCAACAAATTATCAAATGTGGTGTTAGTAAATTAGCTGTTAAACAACGGGCCAATATTAATAAATGGCAAGATGCTAATGATGGTTGGGAAACTAAAGATCATCTACAAATTTTACTAACCGATCTTGTAGGACAAGCTTTACAATTAACTGATAGAGATCCAAAAGAACAAAATAAGATAATAAAGGGAATATGTAATGCCACATATTTAGATAGTCAATTCAAACTACTAAATAAATAATTTATTATTATATATTATATGACTTCTACTGCGTCAAATCAAAGTTATTATACTCCTCCATCCTTTAGTAGTATGTATGATCGAGGTAGACAATATGCTAGTAATATAGCTGATCAAGGGTCTGATCAATATAATCAAACCATGAAATATTATAAAGTTCCCCAACGATATACAGCTGCTAAGAGAGCTGCGAAATATGGTCTTGGAGCAGGTGCATATGCAGCAGATACAGCATTATGGATGAATTTAGACTCAGAAGACTACCAAAAAGTTCAACAGGGTAAAAAGTATGTTGGAGATTCATATACACAAGGAAAGGGTTATCTTACTGATGCATATAATCAAGGAAAGGTTGCAGCAGCGGGTACATATAAGTATGCATCAAGTTTGTACCCTAAACCACGTGAGACCGTTCAAGGTAATGTTATAGTAACACAACCTGATACAGTTCAAGGTAATGTGAGTATCACACCTGTTGCTGCTGGTGGATATAAGAAAAATAGAAAATCCAAGAAAAATAGAAAATCCAAGAAAAATAAAAAATCCAAGAAAAATAGAAAATCTAAGAAAAATAGAAAATCCAAGAAAAATAGAAAATCCAAGAAAAATAGAAAAATCTAAATAATAATAATGATTATATAAATTATTATTTAGTTTAAAATAATGATCCAAATGCACCTCCTAAAGCATCATTTGCTGCCATAGGTTCCATAGGCTCCATAGTTGGTGTAGCAGCTCCTACTAATGGTGTAGTAGGTCCTCCATACATATTATTGAATGAAGGGCTAGCTTGCTGTCCCATACTGTATTCATTTGTTTGACTTTTGTTGTTAGTTTGCATAGATTGTAATTGTTCAGGAATTTGTCCTGGTGCAGTAGTAGGGATATATTGTTGTGATAAAGGTTGAGTTACTCTAACTTGTCCTTGACCACCTTGTTGAGATTTTTTATCATCCTTTTTAGAAGAAGTTTGTCCTTCATACATATCATAAAGTCTGTCTAATAAAATTTGCACCTTTTCTCCTAATTTAGTATTGATAGTTAATGAAATCATTAAAATTGCTAAAATAACATTTAATAAATTAACTTCACTATAAGCAATACCACTATAAGTAGGAATATACATGATAATTCTATTGATAAAGTATAATGAAATAAACATAATAAGGAGTTGTCCAATAACTTCAGTAAAAATTACTAAATTTCCTTTGTCTTCGTCCGCTTCAGGAATATAATGTTTAATTAATTTTAAAATGATGATTAAAGGAATAATAGATAAAACAGTATATTGTATAATATTTAATATAGTACCTTTTTCAGGATCATCAAACTTAAAAACATATTTTAAAAAACTTTCATCAGTATCAGCAGAACTTTTTTCGATTCTATCCATATGTTTTATAAGTAGAAAAGAAATTATTTAAATATTAGATATAAATATAATAATATGTTGAAAAATGTGTTAGAAATAAATAAATATAGAGACGGAAATAAAAATAGTAAATATCATGAGGAATATCAGTATTTAAATTTATTAAAAGATATTTTAAATGAAGGACATATAGAAAAAGGTAGAAATGGATTTACTAAATCTGTATTTGGGAGTGTAATGCATTTTTCATTAGAAAATGGTAAAATACCAATATTAACAACAAAAAAGACAGCATGGAAGACATGTTTAAAAGAATTATTATGGTTTATAAGAGGTGAAACAGATAATAAAATATTAAATGATCAAAATGTAAAAATATGGAATGGAAATACTACTAAAGAATTCTTGGAAGAAAGAGGATTGTCAGATTATGAACCAGGAAGAGCAATAGGACCTATGTATGGATTCCAGTGGAGGTATTTTAATGCAGAATATTTAGGTCATGATATTGATTATAGTGGAAAAGGAATAGATCAATTACAACAAGTAATAGATACTTTAAAAGATCCTTCAAAAAGAACATCAAGAAGAATGGTAATAAGTGCATGGAATCCATGTCAAATAAATAAAGGCGTATTGCCTCCATGTCATGTATTATTTCAATTTAATGTAATAGATGGAAATAAATTAAGTTGTAGTTTATATCAAAGAAGTTGTGATGAATTTTTAGGAATACCATTTAATATAGCTTCTTATAGTTTTTTAACTATAATAATAGCAAAAATATGTGATTTAGAACCATATGAATTCATACATTATGGTGGAAATTGCCATATATATGATGATCATTTTGATCAAGTAAATGAACAAATAACGAGAGAACCATATGAATTTCCTACAATAGAAATATTAAATAAAAAAGAAAATATAAATGATTATTTAATAGAAGATTTTAAAATAAATGAATATAAACATCATGAACAATTAAAGGGTAAAATGAGAGCATAATTGGTATTGAATATTTTTAGTATTATTATTAAACATTCTTTTTTGAAATGAATTATAATAATATCTGTTATAATGAACACTATTTTTATTTGTATCAAAAATAGGTCTACCTGATTCATAGAATGTAAAAAATTGTTTTTTTCTCCATATTTCTTGTTTTTCTACAGGAGATAAATGAAGCATAATAATATTTATATATATTTTTTTTTTAAATAATTTTAACACTTTAGGAAAAATAAGTAGTAAAATGCGAAAATAATTTAAATATAATCTATTTGAATTATTTAAATGAGTTCAAGTTCATCATTATCTGCAGCAAGAAGAAGACGTGCTGGAGGGGCAACAGGAAATGTAAATGCATCTAGACCTAATCCTCAACAAGCTACTCAACAAGCTAGTCAATCAACTGGACAAGCAGTAAACCCATTTATATTAATTCAACAACATGATTTTAAAATAGCTAGAATAGAAAATGCAATAAAAGAGTTAATGTTTTTTAAACAAAGTATAGAAGATACACCAGTTACAGAACTTAAACAAAATAAAAAAGCTCAAAATGTAACATCTAAACAAGAAGTACCAACACCAGCACCTATAGAAATTGATGAAATATCAAAGATGGTAATGGATAAAATAGATGAATCTTATGATTTTCAAGTATTCTTTAATAATTTAGAAGCATTATCTGCTGAAGTAACGGAATATAGAAATATGGTAAATTCTCAACAAGTTTACATGAATGCTTTAAGCCTTACTTTATTAAAAATAGTTGATAAACTAAATATTGATTTGAATGAAGTGACAAATGTTGAAAAAAAAGAAGGTGAATCATCCAAATCACAAGGTGGAGTAGAATTAACAATAAGTGAAAAAATACATAATGCTGCTGATGATGATACACAATCAGAAGATAATAATTTTGAACCAATAACATTTCCATCAAAATCAGTAACATTTGGTGAAGAGAATACTGTAGCAAATAATGGACCAAGTTATGATCCAAATGATTTATCTGAATATACTAAAATAAATGAAGATAATGAAGATGGATTAGCAATTGAACCAGTAGATTAATAAGTAAAAAATTAGAAAAATTAGTGTTAAATTAAAATAGTATGAAAACATTTTTTACTATTTTAATATTTTGTTTAGTATTATTTATTTATTTGCATATATATTTTCATCTAAAAGTATGTAATGATTTAGAAGTATTAGAAATAGATCAACCATCTAAAGAAAAGTTGGAAGAAGTATGTGATTTAAGACAACCAGTAATATTCGATTATAATGTGGAAGGTTTAGTACAGGATTGTACATTAGATAATATAAAACGAACATATGGAGCATTTGATGTGAGAATTAGAAATATAAAAGAATATGATGATAAAAGCGAATTATATTTACCATTAACATTAAATGCAGCATATGAGGTATGTAAAAAAGATAATGATAAACGTTTTATATGTGAAAATAATCAAGAATTTTTAGAAGAAACAGGATTAATTAAAAATTATAGATATAATGATAGTTTTCTAAGACCTTATTCAGTATCTAATTGTATTTATGACTTTAATTTTTCATCAAAATTAACAGAAACACCACTAAAATATGAAGTGCAATATAGAAATTATTTCTTAGTTACTCAAGGAGAAGTAACAATAAAATTATTGCCTCCAAAATCATCCAAATACTTATATACCATAAAAGATTATGATAATTTTGAATTTTTCTCTCCTGTGGACCCTTGGAATGTTCAACCACAATTTAAAGCAGATTTCGATAAATTGAAAACATTAGAAGTAAAATTAAGAAAAGGCCAAATTATATTCATACCAGCATGGTGGTGGTATAGTATAAGATACGAATCAAATGCATCTTTATCAACATTTAAATATAGAACGTATATGAACAATATAGCAATAAGTAATTTATTATTTATAAGTATACTTCAAAATTTAAATGTAAAACGTGAAATCGTGAAAAAGAAAATTATTAATGAAAAAAATGGGAATGACGAAGCAGTCATAAATAATGAAATCGAAGAGAAAAATGAACAAATTATATAAATGATATATATATGAAGAATTATTTGAATTATTTATTTTTTATATCATTAACATTATTATCATTTTTTTTAGATTTAAGAGATGGTAAATGTAATGAACTATCAGTAGATGCGTTTATGAACTCATTTTGGCATCATTTTATATCCAATTTTTTATGGTTTGGTCCATTTATAATAGGGTTTTATAAATTACATTTAGCGTGTTGTATACTAATATATTTAGGATGGAAAATTACCGGTTATTGTGTTTTAACTGTTGAATATAATAGATTATGTAAACTTCCAAAAAATACAAATTTGAATGATTTATTTTATAGATCTTATGAAGTAATAAATCAAGATTATTATTACAGTTTAATAGCTGTAATGATGTATGATATATTAAAAATTTTATATTAAAAAAAATAGAGAGATATAATAAATGAAAACTTTTTTAAATTGGTTACTATTTTTTTCATTAATAATATTGTCATTTTGTTTAGATTTGTCTGAAGAGAATTGTAAAATAATGAATACGGATGCATTTATGAATAGTTTACTTCATCATATATTTTCAACATTTATGTGGTTTGGACCATTTTTAGTGGGTTATTATAAATTACATATATTAGGTACTATAGTAACAGCAATATTATGGCAAATAGTAGGTAAATGTCCAGTAACAATTCAATATAATCATTTATGTTCAAATAGTAGCTACAGCGAACATATAGATTTAGCAAATAGATTTCATAAATATACAAAAATAAAGATGAATTATAGTATACTTGGTATAATAATTTACGATATATATATGATAATGTATAAAAATAAAAAATAAAAAATACACCTATATATAACAATCATAAATGTGTATAATATGTGATGAAGAACCAGGAAGTCACTCTTTTGAATTTTATGGAATAACGAAAGAAGGACTTTATAAGTATTATACTTGTCCTGCAAATGCAAGTAAATACTGGGATACAGAGGGAATATTAAATCATTATGAAGAAGTTTTACAACAAAATAACAATAATAATTGGATTTGGATATTTGATTGTAAAGGATTTGATATAAAACACTCTCTAGAAATAGTAACAGCAATAGGTATAATAAAAATATTATCAAAATACGAGAGTTCATTATGCGAAATACAAATATTAAATGCAAATTCTTTAATTAAAACATTTTATTCATTTATATATCAATTTCTGTCAATAAATATAATAAATAAAATTAAATGGGTAAATGATTTATAAATATTACAATTTTATCTGAAAAAATGTACAATATATAATAATGTATAAAAAATAAAATTGATAATATTTAAACCGAATTGCATGATTAAATATATAACCAAATCATGCAATTTAAAATATTGTTAAACGATCGTAAATATACAGATTGGCAGATATATGATGCTTTATCATTACAAGAAATAAATAAAGAGAGTATAAATATAAAAATAGATCCAATAAGTGAAAAATTATTTTCAAGCGATATTTTTGAAATACATGATGATAAAATAAAAGTGTTACATTCATCACTAAAATGTATGCCAATAATACCTGGAATATTAATACTAAAAGGAAATAAAAGTTTTGGAAAATATAAACACAAAAATTTATATAAATTGATACCGGATGATAGAAGAATGCCATCGTTTTTAGTTCCATATCAAATAAAACTAGGATTTGATAAAAATATATCAAATAAATATGTGGTATTTAAATATGATAATTGGAATCAAAAACATCCACAAGGCACCATCGTAAGTGTGTTAGGTGATGTAGATCAATTAGACAATTTCTATGAATACCAATTATATTGCAAAAGTTTATATGCATCAATACAGAATTTTAATAAAGCAACTACAATTGCTCTAAAAAAACAGACGACAGATGAATTAATAAATAATATGATATTTAAAAATAATCTAACAGATCGTTGTCATTTGCCTATATTTTCGATAGATTCATCATCAACAACTGATTTTGATGATGCAATAGGAATTCAAAAAATTGACGCAACAACCAAAATAATATCAATTTATATTGCCAACGTTTCTTTATGGATGAATGAGTTGGATCTTTGGGAATCATTTTCACAACGAATCTCTACAATTTATTTACCTGATAGAAAAAGACCGATGCTTCCTACAATATTATCAGAATGTTTATGTAGTTTATGTGAAAATGAAAAAAGATTGGCATTTACATTAGATATAACAATAACGAGAGAAGATGGAAAATTAAAAATTAGTAATATTCATTTTGAAAATTGTTATGTAAAATTATATAAAAATCATCATTATGAATCAGCTGATTTATTAAAAGATAATAATTATTTAACTTTATTTGCATTAGTAGAAGAATTATCATTTGTTTATAAATATACTCATAAAGTAAAAAATAGCTATGATTTTATAACATATTTGATGATTTTAATGAATTATTATACTGCAAAAGAAATGATAAAATATAATGACGGAATTTTTCGATCAGTAAAAGTAGGAACTCATGAAAATGTGTGTTTACCTGAAGATATAAATAAATTTCTTACTATTTGGCATGGTAGTTGTGGTCAATATGATATATTTGATAATATGAAAGAACATGAAATGTTAAAATTAGAATCTTATATACATTTTACATCTCCAATTAGAAGGTTGGTAGATTTATTAAATATGACAAAATTACAAATAAATTTGAAAATGGTGAATTTTGATGAAAAAAGTATCAAATTCTACAATAATTGGCTATCACAAATAGAATACATTAATACTACTATGCGTGCAATAAGAAAAATACAAAATGATTGCTCATTATTAAATTGGTGTAATACAAATCTTGAAAAAGAACATATATTTGAGGGATATATATTTGATAAAATTATTAGAAATGATGGATTATATCAATATATTGTATATTTGCATGAAATAAAAATGGTATCAAGAATAACATCAAGACATGATTTAATCGATTACAATAAATATAATTTTAATATATTTATGTTCGAAGAAGAAGCGACTTTGAAGAAAAAAATTAGATTGAATTTATTATTGTAATAATAATTTACATTATTGTAAAATATCATTATAAAATACTAATTTAATACATATTTTTTTTAAACATATAATGATTGGTTTGTTGCAACAAATTTTAATGTTAATGATGGAATTTGTGATAATTTGTGGTTTAATGCTTCATTTTCCATATATTCTGCAATATTTATAATTTCATTTACTAAATTGTTAATTTTTAATAATGCCTTTACAAATTCACCATTAAATAATTCTATATTTGTTTCACAATCATACATAATTTGTTTACATGTTTGTTCATCTTTAGAATTACACCATTTTAATACAGGTTCAATTAAATTATAATGAAATTCGCAATTATCACCACTATCAATTTGATATCTACATTCTTCATCTTGATATTTATAATATTCTATTTCCATATTTTTTAATGAATCCTTTAAATCATCCGAAATACATAATTTGCTAAAATTAATGACATTTAAATCATCTTTAACTCTAATATTTGTAAAACAACTTAATAATGCTGCAATTTCATCAACATCCAAATTATTAAAGAAATCAGTATTATAAAGCATTTCTACAAATGCTAATGAATGAGTTTCTTGAATATTAATAGATATGATACCCTTTTCAGTAATATTATTATTTTCATCCATAAATCCAAACATTCTTAGTAAATTACTAAGATCTTCTATTTTATATTTAAAATGATTTTCTACATGATCTTTATTTAACTCTATTTCTGCTAATTCTTTTTGTAATACTATATATTCTTTATAAGATTGCAATTTATCTTTAAATTTTCTATCTTCAACGCTATACGCATCCATATCTCTCTGTGTTTGTTTCTTTTTTTTATTATTTAATAATGGGAAAGCAGTTTCCATTTCAATATATTTATCATATTTATCTTTTTCACTTAAAATACTATTAAAACAAGGATTGTTTAATTTACTATTGATTTTATCATTAATTTTATGTTCCTCTTCATTATGATATTCTATACTAGAATTAATCTCATTCATAAACATACTTTTTGACACAAATGAATAATGATCTTTATTAAATTGTAACATGTTTAATATCAAATTATACGATATTTTATACTTGGATTGTAATTCTTGTGGATTACCATTTAATAAATTTTTATATTCAAATTGATATGGTAATGTAAATAAATTATTTAAATGAATAACGTACCCAATAGTATCAAGACCTCTTCTTCCTGCTCTTCCGGCCATTTGTGTATATTCATGTGGCAAGAGTAATCTCATATTAGATCCATTAAACTTAGAAAATCCGGTAAATAAAACGGTTTTTGTTGGCATATTTATTCCTACCGCAAATGTTTCTGTAGCAAATAATAATTTAATATAACCTTTGGCAAATAATAATTCTATCATCTCTCTAAAAACGGGTAATATACCTGAATGATGTACAGCAACACCTTTTTCTAGTAATTTAATATGCATTTGAAATTCAGGCAATAATAAATATTCATGATAATTTGATAATTTTTTTAGTATTTTTTCACACTCATTTTTTATTATTGATGGAACGGTAGAATCTTCTTCAAATAAACATACACCAATCGATTGAGCATATTTTTCAACTAATTTTCGTGAAAATACAAAACATATCGCAGGTAGCATATTATTTGCATTTAAATATTTTGTAATTTCATTAAGACAAAATGTATTACTAATATATGGATTATTTTTATGTAAATAATCATTTACCTTTTTTATTTTTAAATAATTTTCCTCATGAAAACTACTTGTTTCATCTTTAATTAATAATGGTTTATGAAGAAATTTATTTATTTCATCTTTGAATGATTTGTCTTTAATGTTTTTTATAGGACCTTGTGGTAATGTTATATATACAAAATGTTTTAATGGCACTACTCTATGATTTGTAGGTGCCAAATATACAGTTTTATTTGACTCTTTTTTAACATTTTCAATCCATGATGCAAATATTTCAGACTTGTCTATTGTTGCTGATAACATTACTAACTGAACATGAAGAGGTAATAACATGATAGTTTCTTCCCATATTTTACCTCTATCAGAATCATTAATATAATGAATTTCATCAAATACAACACATGCCAATTCATTTTGAAAATCCATATCGAATTGTAACATATTATTTGTTTCAGAATCCTGAACTTGTTTTTGTAATAATGTATTTCTTAATATTTCTGTTGTCATTATCAGTACATCGGCTTCAGGATTAAATTTAATGTCTCCTGTTAGTATACCAAATGATATATTTGGATATTTATTTGTAAATTCATGAAATTTTTGATTTGATAATGCTTTAATAGGTGATGTATAAATTACTTTTTTTCCTTTGTTTACTAAATATTCTATAGCAAATTCTGCAGGAAGTGTTTTACCTGATCCAGTATGTGCTGTAATTAATATGTGATTATTTGTAACGATTGATTCAATTGCATATTTTTGAAAATCACTTAATTCAAAACTATATTTAGTAAAATATTTATCAAAATCACTATTTAAATATTGACTTTTACAAATCTTAACCATGGTATTATTTATATTTTATTTTCTAGTTTTTTTTTAAATCAATTTTATATATATATGGCATCTATTAGTACAGCAGTTGATACGGTTGAAAATATTTTTGCTCAATTAATAAGAGATTCAGAAAGTGTAACATTTATGCAATCAGGAACATATGGTTTAGGATTAAAAATAACATTACCTAATGATTATGATTCTCCTATTACACTAATAAGTTTAGATAATAGAACTCAGACTGGTGCGTCTGCAGATGGAAAAATTAGAAATATATTTCTTAAATTAATACCTCTTCATTCACAACAAAATGATGATGATGATGAATGGGCTATGCAATCAACAAAGGTTCCTAATGCAAATCGTACAAGAGGGGAAAGATCTTATAGGACAATCGAATCTACATTTATTCAAAAATTTGATGAAGAAGTAAAAACACAAATAGACCTTTATAAAATAACAGGTTATAATTTGTCACCTATTTGTCCAGCAATTTATTTTTCTGCAAAATTAGATGGACGGGATTCAAATACACAAGCTTTCTTGGATAATCTCGCTTTAAAATATAGTGGTAATCAATTAGTAGATGGATTTTGGGATCAATTAAAAGCAGGAGTTCGTAGAGGGAGTAATAAAATAGGTATAATATTAATGCCTTGTTTCCCATTTCCTCCTATGCATCAAGCCTGGAATTTTTTTAGTGATAGTGATAGGCGCATAGGAGTATCGGATATAAGAGACGGTCAGCGTATATTTACTAAGTATTTTGCTATTGAAAATTATGCTACCCGAACAACAGATGCAAATGGAAATATAAAATATATTTTAAAAGATTATACCGATTTAGACACTGATATTAGACGTAAAGGATTATTTTATATAGTTCAAATAGTATCTCATATGATAACCATGTATGATGAAGGTGTATATCATGGTGATCTACATTTTGGTAATGTATTAATCAATCCACATGAACTTGCATGTACATTACCCCTTTTTGTTGATAGTACTAATACTACTCGAATTAATCAAAATTCACCATTTTTAGGAAAAGTATATATAATTGATTTTGGAACAGCAGTTAGTCGGGAGAGCGAAATGGAACAAGATGAATCATTTGGATATAAAATAATGAAAATACTTACAACTCGAGGTAGTCATAATTATTCACCACTTTCATATTTTTTATATGATTGGTTTGTATCATTATTTGTTTTAAGAAACAGTACTGACACATCATACGTTTTAAATGCTAGTGATTATAAACCATTATTAATAGAAGAAAATGTAGTAAAAATGGAAGAATTAGTAAATGCATTTATGGATAGTAAACGTGCATATGAAGGCGGTATGTTAAGTGTTTTAACTAGTGATCCTGAAAAAGCTCCACTTATCGCTGAATATCGTCAAATTATACAAAGTGGTGATCGAACATCTGTATTAAGAGGAGGAGATGTATTTTCACCTGAAATTATAGAAGGAAAACCATCAATTTTAGAAAGTCGATCTAAAATGGTTGATAGTCAATATAAATCATTTATAATGACAGATGATTTAGTAAATGATATATTTAGATATACTGATAATGAGTTAAGAGAGATAGGACCTAAATTTATACAGACTGTAAAACAAAGTATAAAATAAATAGAAAAATTTCAATAAATTATTAATAATTATTTTTAAATAACAATAATTATTATATGGCTTCATTTACTGGACAAACGTCTGAACCTAATGAAATTATAACAGAATTATTAAATAAAACAGAATCGGTAGAATATTTAAGTAGTGGTACCTATGGTTTAGGATTAAAGATGTCGTTAAATGTATCAACCACATATTCTAATAGTTTTTTTCCTGCTATTTTCTCATCACCAACACCAACAGAATTATATCCTATAAAAACCATTTGTTTAGATAATAGAACAACAGTAGGTGCTTTAGATAATGGAGATGTAAAGGTATTATTTGTAAAATTAGTACCATTAATGAAAAGTATTAAAACTATTGATGAATTACAAAACTACATGAATCAAAAACTTGAATTATATATTGAATCCAAAGGTATAATTAAAACGGATATATTGCGTAAAATTGAAAAACATGAGGTAGGTACTGATTATACGTTAATATTTGAGGACGATGATGATAGGAGAAGGTATTATTCACTCAATTTTTCTGAAATAACATATATTGGTGCAGGTTGGGATATAAAATATGGATCTAAAGAACTAGAGTCCTCATTTGATGAAAATTTTATGAAAGAATGTAAAACACAAGTAAAAATATATAAAGCAACTGCAAATAATTTATCGCCGATTTGTCCTGCAGTATATACTTCTATAGTATTAGAACAAGAAACTGGAGCAAATAATTATGGCACTATGTTGGAAATTTTTAAAAGTAAACAAAGAAATATTCCTGAAAATTTTTTTGATCAATTAAAGGTAGCATTAAACGTAAATAATATGAGATCATTAGGAGTATTAATAATGCCATGTTATAGATTTCCTCCTATGATAGGTGGTTGGCATTATTTTCAGCGTTTTCAAGAAGCTTTTAGTGATATTAAAATGTTAAGTAAATATTTTAGAATAAATTTTTATACAGATTCTAAGTATGATGATAAGTATGTTAAAAATGTTTTATTAGGATATGATAAGATGAGAACTGATAAAATACAGGGGTTATTTTATATGGTTCAGATAGTATCTCATATGATAACCATGTATAAAAATGGTGTAATACATGGAGATCTACATCTAGGAAATTGTTTGATAAATAAGAGTGAAGTGTGTTGTAAGATGCCATTTAATGAATCCGGACAAACAATAGATGAAAACTCACCATTTATAGGAAAAGTATATATAATAGATTTTGGTACAGCTGTTGAATTACCAACCCATTCTTCATCAGGAACTGAAGTATTGAATGCAAATGATCTAAGAGAGATGATATTAAATATATTAACAATAAAAGGTAGTCATAGCTATTCACCATTAAGTCATTTTGTATATGATTGGTTTGTCTCTTTATTTCTTGTAAGAAGTAAGATGGGAGGGTATATTATAACATCGGACGGAACACCACTAATAATAGAAGAAAATATAACAAAAATGGTAGAATTAATAAATGAATTTATGAAAAGTAAAATGGATTTTGAAGAAGAAATGATAGCTGTAAAATCGAGTGATCAGAATTTTATGTCAATAATAGAAAGAATTAGAAGTATAAATTCAAGTGGCGATGAAACATCTGTATTAATAGGTGGAAGAGATAATGTTCCTATTACTTATCCTAGTACTATTGAAGGAGAAGTATCTATAATAAATCCAAATAAAGATAGTCCTCAATATATTAATATGGAGGATCCAAAAAAAATACAAACACAAACAGAGAAATCTAAAATGACACCTGAATTAGTGAATGAGATATTTAGATATACTAGTGATGACTTAAAAAAAATAGGAAAAGATTTTATAAAGTCTGTAGAAGTAGGTATACAATCTGTAAAAGATTTGAAACAAACAAAAGATGAATAATAATTATAATATGTATATAGTATAATTATTATATGAAAATAAATGATTATAAATTATTAAAACTAATAGGAAAAGGAAGTTATGGAGAAGTATGGTTAAGTAAACATACAATAACAAAAAAAGAAGTAGCTATAAAAATAGAGAGAAATAATATAAATTCAAAATTAAAATATGAAACAACAATAATAAGATATTTAAATGAATTAAAAATGATACCAAGTATAAAATATTTTGGTGAACATAAAGATTTTAATTTTTTAATAATGGATTTATTAGGGATACATACAGAGAAATATATAAAAGAAAAAATAATAGCAAAAGGTGTAATAGAACGCGAATATAGATGGATAGCGTTAAAAATGTTGGAATGTATAAAATGTATACATGAAAAAGGAATAATACATAGAGATATAAAGCCCGAAAATTTTGTTTTATCGTTGGATGAAAAAGAATTGTATATAATAGATTTTGGATTGGCAAAACAATTGATAAACAAGAATAGATCGCATATCAATAAAAAAAAAATAAAAAATATAATAGGTACATTAAGATATGTAAGTAAAAATGTACATAATTTAATAGAACCAAGTCGTCGTGATGATTTAATAAGTATGTCTTATATATTAATTTATTTTATAGTTGGGAGATTACCATGGCAAGGAATAAAAGGAAATAATAAAATAAATGAAATAGGAAATATAAAAAATGAATTACATAATAATGAAATATTAAATAAAGTTCCACTAGAAATAAAAGAATTTTATGAATATTGTGGTAGTTTGAAATTTGATGAATTGCCAAATTATGAATACTTAAAGTATTTATTAACCCAATTATATAAATAATTTTATTAAACAATTTAAAGCTATATCAGTTATGTATGTATAATGAGTTCAGACGAAGGAACAACCCCAAGAGAGACTTTTACTGGTCGTGTTAAGTGGTTTAACAACCGTGCAGGATATGGATTTATCACGGTAATTGATGTACCAAGTAGCGACCATGATGATAAGAAAGGCACAGATATTTTTGCCCATCATTCAGCTATTCATGTGAAGGAGGAACAATATAAGTATTTGGTTCAAGGAGAGTACTTGGAATTTGAGCTAGGAGAAGTATCATCTGAGGATTATAAATTCCAAGCAAACAACATTCATGGTATTAAGAATGGACAGCTCCAGTGCGAGACTCGTAATATGAATAGATCTACCAGCTCTCGTCCTCGACAAGCAAGAGAAGGTCAATCAAGAGATGGCGAACGTCGTACAAGACGTGTTCAACATGAAGTACAACAAGATGTTTCACGTAGACCGAATAATAGACGTCGCGATGAAGGATCAAAAGAGGAATGGGTTTTGACAAGAAGAAGGAGATAAATATTTCGTCTAATATAAAGATAATTTAAATATATTATAATCATAAACTATATAAGTTATGATTATAACAGATGATGATTTATTAAATAATAAATATTTATATTCAATAACCGATTTGGGAAAAAATATACATAATTTAAATAAGAAAATAATATTGGCAACACAAAAATTAGATGCAGAATTTTGCATAAAATATATATTAGATATGGATACAGATAATGGTAGTGAAGATTCGTATATATATGATGTAGATTATATACTTGAATTTCAGTCACATCTTTATTATGAAGATTTTGTTAAATTACTTAATTATAAATAACTTAATTATAAATAACTTAATTATTTTTATAAAAAATGGATTTAAAGGTACTACATGAATGTAATATAAAAAGATGGCTGAATCTACAGATAATGTTGTTATTGAAACCGAACAATCAAGTCCTATTGATACCCAATTTGATTCTATTTTGTATACATTAACCCAATTGAAGGGTCAGATTACGATTATTTCATCCCAAATAAAGATGCTTGAAAAAACAGTAAAGAAGGAAATTAAGACACATAAAAAGGAGGCTGACAAGAAGAAACCAAAAGGAACAAGAAAGCCATCAGGATTTGCTGCAGCCTCACCTATTTCAGATCAATTAGCAACATTTCTAGGAAAACCATCCGGTACAGAAATGCCAAGAACAGAAGTAACGAAGCATATTTGTGATTATATTAAGCAAAATTCACTTCAATCACAAGAAAATAGTAGAATTATTAATCCAAATACGGAATTAAAGACTTTGTTAGATGTTAATGATACTGATGAAATTACATATTTTAATATTCAACGATATATGAATAAGCACTTTCTAAAGAAGGATAAGAAAACAGTTTCTAAAGAGAAATAATTTAAATAAAATATAGTAATTAATATAAAAATGAATATGGTTGATTTTTATATTGATCCTACCAAGATTATTATTTTTAGTAAAACTACATGTGGTTTTTGTAAAAAGACCAAGGATTTATTTAATAAATTAGGGTATACTGATTTAACGATTTATGAATTAGATCAAATCCGCGAAGGTACTAATTTACAAGTAGCATTAAAACAAAAAACAAATCAAACTACAGTACCAAATATTTTTTTATATGGAATACATGTAGGAGGATATGATGATTTATATTCTTTATATGAATCTAATCGATTAATGAATTATCAGAAACAAAGTATTACTTATTTATGTAGTTTTTGTGGTAAAGAAAGTCATAGCAAAGATTTCAGTTGTAAATGTTTTCAAATACATTATGATGAATGGGGAAGACCATTATAATTTCTAGTGTAAATATATATGAACGAAAAAATTATAAAATTTACAAAAGGACCAGGAAATAAAAAATATACAGCACATGTTAAAAATAAAAAAACAAAAAAAATAAGAAAAATACACTTTGGTGATAAAAATTATCAACAATATCGTGATTCTACACCATTAAAATTATATACATATAAAAATCATGGTGATCGAAAACGCATGGCTAATTATTATAAACGACATTCGGGTACAAGAAAAAAAAGGGATGCTATTAAAAAAGAAAAAAATGTAAATGATGGATATTATAGTGCAAAAATATTAAGTCATATTTACTTATGGTAAAATAATAATTAAATAACTTATTGATTAATTATTATTTATTTTTTATGTGATTTTCTTCTTTTGGTTTTCTTTGTTTTTTTGGATTTTCTTTTGGTTCTCTTTACTTTTTTGGATTTTCTTCGTCTTTTTCCTCCTGACGTGTCAGAAGGACCATATGCAACTGCTTTTGTCTCTCTTTTATTTGGATCATAACAAGAGATAGGGGATTGTTGCGGTTTGATTCCCATGGAGGTAAGTACTGTGGGAATACTTCTGAAAGATCTAATCGTACTTTCAAAAGACCCTGCGTTGATTCCCAAAATACCCTGATCTGTAATTATATCTATTCTTCCATCTGTTCCCATACTTTTATAAAATATACCGAACCTTGAATTTCTACATGCTTTTATCTGATCTATTGTTAAATATGATTTAATTTTCGCATGTGGATATCTTTCATAGATAGCTTCTATGTTTTTCTGATTTATAGGTATTGGATCATCCCGTGATCCGTATGGATATAATGTAACATATGTTTCTCCTTCATAGTTATAAAATACTGTAACATATTTATTACCGTAATCATCTGAATTTTCAAATGTGGTTGTTCTTGTTGATGAAGGGATTTTGAAAAATTTTAATAATTGAGGATCTAAACGTGTTTCCCATGGTCCGGAGAATATAAAATCAGATGGTTCTCCATATGGGTTAAATGCTGGTGAAGATGATGATGGTGAAGATGATGATGGTGATGATGATAGACGTTTCGTTGCCATGACTCTCGCCATTTATATATATATAAAAAATATATAAAAATATAAATATATTATTATATATTTATGGAAACTCAAATTAGAAGACATACATACTGGATGACATATAAAGAATATAAAAAATGGTCAAAAACACCTAAATCAACTGTATTAAATAATGATAAAATAAGAACGCGTATTCATATAATTTTTGAATAAAATTGATTTAAAATAAAAGAGTCTTTTTAAATCAATATATTATAATGAAGACAGAAGAGTTTAACGGTACTACAATTGTAATCGGGCAAAATGCTGAAGAAAATTGGGATATTATAAATTTTGATTGTGATCATATTTGGTTGCATTTAAATTCATTTCCGTCATGTCATGTTATTATAAATGATAATAATCCTGATGATGAAGTATTAGCTTATGCAGCGTCTTTATGTAAAGATAATACTAAGTATAGAAATTTAAAAAACTTGAAAATTTGTTATACAAAATGTAATAATTTAATAAAAGGGAATGAAACAGGAAGCGTGTATTATAAAAGTAAAAGGAAGGTAAAAACAATTACAATTTAATTATTTGTTTAATAAAAATCGATATAAAAAGGAAAATATTATATCTAAGATTAATGTTATAGAATTAAGATTTATGTTATCAATAAATAGGTAATAACTAGACATAATATAAAGCATACCATGTAATAATCGTGAATCATGCCAAAAAACCCTGTTTATTTGAATCTCTTTATTAGAACCAATTATTCCTTTATATAGAAATCCAATACCCATTATTAAAAGTATACTGCAAAGAATATATTTTATATATGGTTTATTGTATTTATGATGTATAAATCTTATTAAAAATATTAGCGAGAATCTTACTAAAATACAAACAGCCCAAAGAGGATGAATATTCATTTTTAATATATGTAATTAAAAAAATTGATTTATAATTAGTCTTTTATTTATATGTATAAATTCAAATACTTACACTATGAATACATCATATAGCTTTGATTCGTTTAGAGAAAAATATCGTCCAAGTGATGATTTTGAAAATATAGATTATTATATATCATATCATAAACAAGATAAAATAAGTAAAAATATGGAAGATATAGATAGTTTTATAAAAAGAAATAAAGAGGAACAAGAATATAAGGATTTTTTAGAAAAAAATATATATCCAACTTTCATGTCTAATCCTTATGCAAATCCATATAGAATGCATAAATTTCCTGAATTAGAACCATGTAAGGCGTTGGAATTCGAAGTAGAAAATATTGAAACAAAGGAAAATATAGATAATAATATAAAAAAAACATTTTGTAAATTAGATGACGTAGAAAATCAAATAAGAAATATGATACAGAGAGAAAATGATGAAAATGAGAATAATCGTCGACAAATAGAGAATAGTTGTCCAATATGTTTAGAACAATTTAAACCAACTAGTTATTTTATGCCGGAATGTGGTCATAAAATATGTTTAAAATGTTTTACTCAAAATATGATAACAAATAAAAATACAGGAGGGTTTTGTTGTTTATGTAGAAAAAAAATAATACCAACCATTTAATAAGCGTCGTAAGGGGGCGCAACCCCTACAAAAAAAAAGGGGGTTGTGTGTGGGGTGTGTAAGTGTAAGTGTGGGGTAGTAAGTTAGCTCCATTTAGTTGAGAACGAAGGTTCTGATCCAGGACACACCACGAGGAGGCGAGCTAAATGATGTCCCAAGGCCCGTCGGCCACCCAGGAAATAGAATAATATGAACCTGACACTGAAGTCCTCAGTTATAATCGTCTATTCCAATAAGA